TACCCTCAAACTGTTCCATTAGCCCTACAAGTTGACCCTGTACTGTAGCCTTCTCTGATGGCGTTGCTGTTGCTGCATCAATCTGTTCAGTAAACTTAGCAGCCTTAGTTGCATCAGCTGCAGCACCGGATACTAACTCACCGTTTTGTATTTCACGTTGTACTTCATTCTCCATAAGAGTAGCAGTACCTTGTGCAGCATTAAGATCACCTACCATACTTGCGGTAGTCATAGCTGCAGTTACTTTAGCACGAGCATCATCTTCATCTGTTTGGGCCGACTGTAATGCCTGTGTTTGCGCAGCTACCTGATCTGCACGTACATCTGCTTCATACTTAGCTGTATTAGGCTGATCTACATTTGCAGCTAAATATGTATCTGCTAATGCAACTTCACTTACACCAAACTCACCCGATACCTGACCACTACCAGATTCAATAAACTGTCCGGGTTGTTGCTGTATACGTTGTGCTTCAACACGAGTACCTTCGGGCAACGTAGGATCAGTTGCACGTTCAGTCATTACATCTTTGATTGTTCTCTGTGTGGATTGATATAGTGGCTGAAGTTGTTGCAAACGCCCATACGTGTCTGACACTTCTTTGCCTTTAGCTTCTACAAGTTCTTTCAGATATGGATCATCTGGATTAGCATCAGCTTGTTGTTGCAGACGTTGTAGTTCTAAGTTTTGTTGTGTGTAGTTTGTCTGTGCATTGGTATATTCCTGTTCAATATTTTCAATGTCACCAGTTACGCCACCAGTAGTTCGTTCTGTAACGTACTTACGATATGCTTCTTGTTGACCTTCATAATTAACAGTAACTGGGGCAGCAGCTTTAAACGAAGCAGATAAAGCGTTTGCACGTCCTTGGGCGTAGTTAACATTTCTATGTCTTGTACCTATTTCAGTACCATCTGGGTATACTATACTGTAATAATTTCCCTTTTTAACTAACTCGTAGTTATCTGGATTTTCCTTAATAGCGGCATTAGTTGCATATTGTTTTACAGTAGATTTAGCCCAAGTCTTGTCAGACTCCAAGTTCATATTTACACCAGTGGTGCCTTCGTTCCAATTAGGGTCCTGAAAAGCTTGTTCAATACTAGCGTCCTGTCCTTCAAGATATGCGGCTTCGTCGGGCATACCTTGTGATGGGTCATAACCTACAGGACCGCCATCTGAGGGACCAGTACCAATAGGAGTACCTACAGGTCTACCAATATCACGTATAGGCATACCTTGTATGGGAATACCCTGACCACGTGTGTCGGGTCCAATACCCCCTGCAATTACACTACCTTGCTGTTGAGCATAGTCTTGTGCTTGCTGCATTGTGTCAAGGTTAGTCTTTACAGCTTTACCTGTTTGATCAAGTACTTCAAAGCCACCTGTTGCAGTTTGTTGAGTTGTGAATGTAGGTTGAGTAATCTGAGGTGTAGTTACATTCGGACCAAGCTGCATAGATTTTTGTTGAGCCATAAATTTATTAGCTTGATTAGGGTCCATACCTGCCATTGGATTATTAGCAGCATTAGTTGCAATTTGTTCTTGTGTAGGTGGCTTGTAATTAGGGTTTAATGGGTTCATCACGCTACCACCGACCTGATAGTCACGTACTGCACCACCTTTAGCCATAGTCATAGCTGCTTGTTTAAACTGATCCATCTGTGTACGTTTTTCAGGATTCTGTTCTAAGTACTGTTGAAAGCCAGACATGTCACCAGTATAACCTAATGTACCTGCAATCCGCTGCATGGCATCTGGTTTAAAACCACCGAATGTAGGATTTTTAATTTGATTAATCATGTCTATGCCTTATTTGTTTAGTGTCATCCAGACAGCACCTGCTATAAATGTTAGTACACCTACCGTTGTTATTTTTACTATAGTAGTCCAGATACCTTTACGGGTATCTCGCCACGCTTCTAGTAAACTACGCATCTCAGTAATATCTTTTTGTGCCTGATCATCTAGCATTCCAACAGAACGTAAGGCTTCCTTTGCCCCACGCCTAGCTGCACGATCTAACATATCTTCTATTTCATCTACTGTAAGTTTAACATCTGCCATAACCTACACCCTATGGTTTAGTAGGCCAGTCAGCCTCATCCAAGTGAGGCCAGTTAGCGTGGCTTGTAATGTCACGCAATGCTTGGCGATACGCCGTTTGTTCAGCTGTCATAGTCAAGTCAGATGATGCCCACCAGTCTGTTTCAGCAAGTTTTGTATCTCGTTGCTCTCGTAAAACAGTCGCTGTTGCATCTTCTTTTATATCTATGTCTGATTGCGACATATTATTAACTGTCCATCCAACAGTCCACTCACCCCCTACCAAAGTAGGTGCTGCATCCATAGAAATGGTCTGTGTGTTAGCATTAAAAGAAGGTGTGTCTTCTAGTGTAACACGGTAGACACCCCAAGAATTAAGGGTTGTATCTTGTATCTTTTTAGGAAAAGATGTATTAGCATTCTCACGGCGTAGTTCAGCAACCGTGTATGGAAATTGGTCTACTGCACCATTTGTAATTTTAACGTACATTTATTTAGCTCCTTACGTTAGCTTATGTTTGCTTTTTTCATACTTGCAGAGTCATCTACATTACCAGTGGGGTAATTTAAGTTACTTGTTTTTGTAACGCTACTGCTTCCCGGGATTGCTGAAGCAGTATTACTTAAAGCACTATTATATAATGTGTGAGTGTAGTTAGCTACATATATATTACTACTATTTGCTGCTGCTAAATTTGCAGCATTAGAAACCGGAAAATAACATACTGCATGGGTGCCATAGCCTATTGAATGTTCTACAGTTGCACTAGATAAAGACCCATCGGCAGGAACCCTAGCGAAACCGGCCCATTTATCCCCATTAGTCTTATTTAATTCTTCATGCATTAGAAGTGTGTGTGTATGTTTATCGTAACTACAAGACTTTAACTGCACACCACCAAAGTCCTGACCACCATAGCTGTCTTTGCCATCTGGGTCAAAAGCATTTGCCCATAAAAAGTCCCCGTCTTTATCTAGGGACATAACCATTGAAATACCCCATGAATAACGATAACCACCTGTTCCTGTAAGATATGTTGCTACTCCTATGTATATATTGCCGTCTATATCGCAATCTAAACTAAGAGGTCTAAAGCTTTTACCTGACCCACCTGCCCGTGCACCAGTCTTCCAATTAATCGTTTGCCCATTAGACGGATCAAGAGAAACAATAACAGCAGCGTCTTGATTGCCCGCATCTAACACATATCTATCTCGGTATACATATATTAAATCTCCTGTAGCAGGGTTAATCGCCAGAGCACCTGTCTGAGCTTGGTTGTTTTCTCCTATTTCTCGTGACCACTGTAAAACACCGGAAGAATTTACTTTCATAATATTAACACGGCGGTAATTACTGCCAGTAGCTATCATGTAAATATTATCATCATCATCTGTTGTCATACGGGCAGTGTCTAATCTGATCATCCCCGTAAAATACTTAGACCATATCAAACTAGTAAAGTCTGAATTATACTTTAACATAGCGTGTCTGTATCCACTACCGGGGTTAACACGGCTATTAATTATTTTATTTCCACTAGAGTCTTCTACGATGTGATCGGATGGTCCGGTGAGATAATGATTAGCTGCTGAAGAAAGTGCAAACTCTGTATCTGGGCCTGACGTAAAAGTAGAAGGAGACCACAAACCCATGTAAAGAGGATATAAGCTACTAATACTACTATCTTCTAAAAAACCAGATGCTAAAATTGTATCATCACTGAAACAATAAAGGTTAGAACCATTAGACTCCATGAAACTGTTTTTAGGCGTGGGGTATACCCAACTAGTAGACTGATAATCTGCATCCTTATCAAAGTAATGTAATGCGTATTCTTGATATTGACCTGCACTAGTATAACGTGAGGCATGTAGGTTGCCCCTATGCATAGTCATAAAATATGCGTTACCCGACGAGTCAGCGCACTGTAATCTATGTTCTGCGTTAGGCACATAATTAATCCTAATAAAAGCATTGTAAAATGCCTGCGAGGGAATATAACCCGCCCCACCCGTTGCTCCTAAAACTGCTTTCCAATTCGCCATATTATATTATCCTAAATCTCTTCCTGCTACAAATCCGTACCAAGTTGACCCGGCGTCATGAGAGTAAAACACATACTGATCTACTGCAGAGGCTGTTGATGAAAGAGAGGGCGTCCTCCCATTAGGCCAATCTACTGCGGCAGGCCATGTTATAGTATAACCACTAGCACTTGCATCTTGTACAATCTTCAATAAAAAGCCATAAGCTAAACCACTTGCAGGAGGATTGGTAAAGGTAAACGTAGTGTTCTCACTTAGTGTGTGACTAAATACGTTACCTGTTTCACTGTTAATTGTAGTAGAGTTACCAGTTGATGTTACAGCAGCAAATCTTTCATTATAAGATGTTACCACAAGTTCGCCATCAATGTCAACATCACCTGTGTAAGAACTTAATGTCCCATCTACACTACCAAGTTTAGCATCAAGTTGTGTTTGGATGTTAGATGTTACACCATCCACAAAGTTTAGTTCCCCGGTTGAAGCCGTAATACCATCAAGCGTATTGAGTTCTGCCGTTGATAAACTAGCGCCATCAAGAATGTTTAGCTCTGCTCCTGTGGCAGTTACAGCCGTACCACCCAGAGTAATATCAGTTGTATTAATTGTAATGTTAGATGAACCGTCAAAGTTAGCTGCACCAGATGTTACACCTGCAATCGCAATTGTACGTGGCGTTGTAAGGGCATTTGCTGTAGTAGCTACACCTACAACCGCAGCATTAAGACTTCCACTTATAGTAAGATCACCTGTAACTGTAGCATTTCCAGATACAGCTAGAGTTGTGACATTTGCAGTATCAATAGAGCTAGTATCAATGTAAGCAGTGCCATCAATATAGGCATCACGCCACTCAGAACCAATGGCACCCAGATCGTAAGAGTCATCAACGTGAGGAATAAGATTTGAAGAAATATCTGCATTTACTGTTACCGTGTCTGTATCTACATTACCTAATACAGTATTGCCGTTTGCTGTAAGATCACCTGTTAGAGTAGTGTTCGCAGATACAGAAAGAGTACCTGTAACAACGGTAGAACCTAAATTAACAGAGCCACTAGACGTAATAGAACCGTCAAGGCTGAGATCACCTGCTAAATAAGCATCTTTGTATTTCAGACTAGATGTACCAAGGTCTACAGTGTTTGTTGTTTTAGGACGTAGTACGATGGCAGTAGCCACAACGTCTTGGCTTGGTCCTATAACGGTAATAGGCCCACCTTCTGATGTAGTGCCATCATGAGTATGACCCGTACTAGCATTAAACGCCGCTTCAACAGCGTTAAATTCATTGTCTAGGTCATCAGCATCAATAACATTACCATTAGAAATATTATTAGCTGTATCTGCTCTTACGTAACCTGTACCCATGAGTTTTCCTTACTTCCTATTGTTTTCAGCAAATTCAAGTATTGCCGTATCTAACAAAAATGCTGAATTAGAACTATCGTCTTCTATTCTTAGTGCAACTGTATTTCCTGAACCTACGATATTATTATTAAACGATTGAGTACGAGCTTCACCAAATATAGTAGTACCAAATATTGCAGTATTGTTTCCATAAAATCCACCACCACCTGCATCTGAAACTAATGAAAATGTGGCTGGTTGTATTTTGTTTCTGTCGTTTTGATTATACTTAACATTACAGTCAATGTTAATCGCACCAAATGGTTTAATATATAAATCAAGTTTATAGAATGTTTTACGTTTTTGTGGGTCTGTAACGGGCATAAAAGGTGATTCATAAATAGCTACAACATTATCTCCATCACGAGATGTTCCACTTTCCATAAGATATACGTAACCATCATTGTTTGAAAACACTACGTATTCCTGATCCCCTATATACTGAGAGTCAGAGATGTAAACCTTATAACCCTTTGTCTCAGCCCACTGAAAACCTGTACCACCTTGGTCAATAAACTTAGTACCTAGTACGCCCTTAGCTATGCTAACCTTTTCACCATTAACATAACCAAACATACGGTACTGGGCTTTACCACGAATAACTGTACTTGAAAAGTTCTGTGAATAACCTTGTAGTTCCGTTACTGTGGGACGTATATTTTTAGAGGCAACATCAATGCCAAAATCACCAATACGTTCAGTTGAGCTTAATGTGCGTAGTCCATCAGGTCCAAGAAACATAACATCAGAACCAACTTCTTGGATTGTGTCTGCGCTTAAACAACCAAGGTCTTCTGTAATTGCACTAAGACTAAAGTCAGCAGCACTGTTACCTGTTAGTCTCATAATTTTATCACGACAAAACACAATTAATGAATCACGATAGACTTTTAAACCTGTAATAGCTGAGTTAAGCCCAATATTACCAGCACCGTTAGCAGGATTAAAGTCTGTGTCGGAATAAGGGGCTGTAAATACAAGCTCAGTACCTACACCAAAAAACAAAGTACTTTTAAACAACTCTACTGTACTTGCACCCTCTACCGCACTATTGCCTGTACCACTATTAGTAATATATGTCATAGCCTGTGTGCTGTCAGTATAATATACAGGATAGTTTACCCCATCAACAAACACAATTTTTAAATTATTATTAAAATTATAACTTACATGTCTTGCTTTATTAAAAGTAGTATCCGCAGCAGTTACAAGTGAAGACCAAGCGGGTGTAGAATCCGTTGTGTTCATTAAATAGTACACACCACTACGTGCTGCTATAAATCTTTCTTCGTCTGCATTTTCTACAACTGCA